TTCCATTCGGAGGCACAATTAATGCAACAGAGACCGACAAGGACTCCCAAGCGTTAGGACAGGCAAATGACAAAGTACGAAAAAACTATTGCTGCACTCGGACTTTCAGACAATCAAAAGCACAATGCGTTCCTAGTAACTTACAAGGCAAAGAATTACTGCGTATACACAGACGGCGCAGGGCTAGACATGATTAGCCTCAGCGAGTTCAAAGACCATGACCAAAGCAACGAGTTGTTCGCAAAGCTTGTGGACACATACACCTCAGTAGGCCTTCTACAAGCGCTCCTCAACGCAAACGCTTCTATCGTGCCAGTCAAGAAGGCCAGCGGATACAAGATGTACAAGATTCAAGGCCACTACGAATTGTGGCGCGGCCGCATGTCAAGCAAAAACGGATACCGCGCAGGGTATGTATCAAACCCTGACAACATGCAAGAGGCAATCAACGCAGCGGAAGAAGAAATGCGTTACCTAATGGCGGAGGCAATCTAATGTCTATCCCAATGCCTGTACTAACAAAAGCGATTTGCTCTAACTGCCGCACTATTGACGAGGTTTATTGGGGCAGATACGGCTCAGAATCATTCTGCCAAGAGTGTTCGGCTCCTCCGGCTTCCTTCCAAAAGTGGGAGGCAAACTAATGAGCAGATTCGTAGACAGCGGAACCGGCATTGTGTGGGTCAAGCCGGCAAAGGCAAAGAAGGACAAGTACAAGTGCTTCGACTGCGGAAAGAGCTTCGCAGAGTCCTACCTCATGATGTTGCATTACGACTTCCACCGAGGCGAACCGACAGTACGCGAGGCCGGCTGCTTCTGCGCGCAGACATACGATGTACGCGTAGGCACCTGCTCCCATTGCGGATACAAGCACAGCGACGGGTGGCGCGTAGTAAACGGAGTAGCAATCGCATGAGCATTATTGTAAAAGGCCACAATCTCACACACGTCACCTGCGGAGAGTGCCGCAAGACAATGACCCGGGAGGAGTACGCCTACGGGCACGACTGCGAAGCGTAAAAAACTTTCTCGACACGCCGCAGCCATCTTTACACAATTCTGCAATCAGGAACAGAATTGATACAACAGAGACCGACCGGTCTCCCAACAGTTAGGAAAGCAAATGACAACAACAGCAATTAAGTTAGACGCAGCAACAACAGTTATGACAAAGATGACTAAGAAGGAAGCAGCTTCATTAGTACGATTTCTAACAGACGCAATCGCTGAAACAAACGAAAACACAATCAACATTCTTATTGACCTACGCAACGATTTCGACGGAGCGCAAGCACTAATCTCAGCAAGCAACAGCACAATGTTCGGTTCAAGAGCAGAGATAACAGAGACACGCGTTATCCGTTACGAAGGTGCTTAATCATGACAACAACAACAGAAAACATTGGAACATTCAAGCGCACCGAAGAAGTAGCCGGTACTTGTTTACAAGGTTACATTGAAGCAACAAGAGACGATTTAGAAGCAGTCTTCGGAGCAGCCGGACAAGGCGACGACTACAAGTTCTTCTTCCATTGGGGAATTGAAATCCAAACTCCAAACGGAACAAAGCACATAGCAACAATCTACGACTGGAAGTACGACCGAATTGCACCCGCAACAGAAAAAATTCAATGGAACATTGGCGGAAGTTCAAGAGAAGCAGTACGCCTAATCTCAGACATTCTTTGCGAAGAATTACAGGTCACAAACTTCTACACGAAAGCGCAGCGAGCATAATGATAATTCTCATTGTGACACTTACTGTATTACTTACATTACCCGTAGCAGGAATCATCATTAACAGCAAGGAGATAAACAAATGAGAATGGAACGCAAGTTTGTAATCCGACGCAGGATTGTGGCATTGGCCGCAGCAGCTTCATTAGTAGCAGCGTTCACATACGCAACGCGCGATACCTGCTATGTAGGAGAAGGCGGCAACGCACTCGGGTACGGCAGTTGTACAGAAATGATTGACAAAGTTATCGAAGGAGGAAAGTAAATGACAACGCCGAAAAGAGCGGAGATTGACCTACGCGAAAAGATTGCAGACGAATTAAAAGAAGCATTTACAAAAGCATCAACGCATTGGACGGAAGAAAAGAAAAACGCTTATCGTCAAACAATCAACACAGTACTAGCACCGGTTCAACATAATTCAATTTGCCCTTGTTCTTTGTGCGACAAATGGGAGATTAAAAGTTGTACCGATAATTGCAGCAAGCACCGAAAAATTACAATCCAAGAGGCTACCCGGTTCGCAGAGATTCAGTATGTCAATCCAACAGACGAGTTCAACTGCGATTGGTGTAATCAAGGAAAAAACGAATGGAAGATTACAGAGCTTCTATTCGACATTGAGAACGAGTTTCCAATCACACCTTGCTGCCATACAGAGGCAACAGAGGCACTAGACATTCCGGAGCCGGAAGACGACCAGCGCCGGGAAGAAGAAGAGAGTTACCGATACTCGGTAGTAGGGAGATAAAAATGACAGTACGGGCAAACGAACAGGAAGACCGCGAATACAGCGGTTGGAAGAATTACGCGACATGGAATGTAATGCTTCACATAGATAACGATTACGGCCTCTACAAAGGCGCAGTCGCGTTCATGAAAGATTACAAAGGCAAGCGACCATACAGCGACTTCTGCAAAGACTCAGGACTAGACACACAGAAAACGCCTGACCGCATAAATTGGATTTCAGATAAACTAGATTATGAGGCACTTAACGCAGCGATGTGGGAGATGGCACCCGAGGGAGCAAGGAAGATTCAATGACAAAGTACGACCCGTTGGTAAGAGAATTCATGCTCACATCATCAAAGATGTTGCGCAAAGGCGCGCGCAGAAAAGACCCAAAATTGATGTGGGCAATTCTAATGAACATCGACGGGGTATTGGAGACGTACTTACAAGCAGCGGAGGAGCAGTATCTCGTAACGCAGCTTCACGAAGACATTAAGAAAAGAGACCAGCAAGAGACAGAGTTTAGGAGTATCGAGCGTCAAAGCGGCCGTTCATTCCGCTAAGTCCGGTCACGATGGCGACCTAACGCGCCTAGCCGGTACTGCGCTCCCTTCGGTCGCCGGGTTCTAACCTTTCTTCCCGGCGGCCGAACCTAAAATTACCGATACAATTTATGCACTATTCGCTATCACCAATCAAAGGGGAACGAAAATGAATAGCAACGACAGCATGGTAAGCCGAAAGAATTGCGCGTACGGCGCATGGCATTACGGAGACAATCTTTGCGAAGCCTGTAAGAAGGGGCGGAAGGTCTCGGCATAACATTACGCGGCGCAGTCCTTGTAACAGCCCTAACGGTTGGACTCTGCCTATCATCAATCCCGTTAGTGGCAACGCCATTGACAATGACACCCGAGCGATACGCGCAAGCGCACCCAAAACTGCACGCTAAACAAGCGGTCATGGAACAATGGGGGCAGCACAGCGAGTGGAAATGCTTGGAGCAGCTTGTGCAACGCGAGAGCGGCTGGCGAATACACGCATTAAACAAGTCTTCGGGAGCATTCGGCCTATTCCAATTCCTACCTAGCACATGGGGTAATTACAAGTTCCCATACAAGCCAAAAGAGGCTAGTATTCAGATTACGGCCGGATTACGGTACATCACCAAAAGATACGGCTCACCCTGCAAGGCGTGGTCATTTTGGCAGAGCAACGCAGCAAAAGGACACCCGTGGTCTTAAGGAAAGAGGAACAATGGACAAGAAGGTCGTGGAGATTGTCCAGCAGCGCGCAGGAGATTACTGCGAAGCTTGTGGAGCAGCCGCGCAAGAGAGCATGGCGCTACATCACAGAAAACTAAAATCACGCGGAGGAAAAGATACGCCGGCAAACCTGATTTCGGTACATCACAAATGCCACAATCTAGGAACAGACAGTATTCACCTCAACCCGGAATGGGCAGAGGAGCATGGATACATGGTGCCAAGTTGGCGCGAACCGCAGGAGTGGCCAATAAGTTTGCCTAGCGGCGGATTCGCATTACTATTAGACGACGGAACAAGAAAAATACTAGAGGAGAAGGCACATGAATAACATCACGACAAAAGGCAACATAGGCAGCGACCCGGAAATCAAGTTCGTAGGCGACTTAGCGATTGCGAGCTTCTCAGTAGCGCATACACCGCGCCGCAAGAGCAAGGCAACGCAAGCGTGGGAAGATGGCGAGACCATGTGGTATCGAGTTACATTCTTCGGCACAAAGGCAGAGGGAATTGTAGACAACTACGCAAAAGGCGATTCAGTAATTCTTGTAGGCATGTTGTCGCAAAACACCTACACTAACAAGGACGGAAAGACTGTAACCGGATTAGAAATCACCGGAACAGAGATTGCCAAAATTGCTAAAGGACAAGCAGCAAAGACAAAGTACATTGAAGAGAAGGTAGAAGCGCCGGCATGGTAGAGATGAGTTCGCAGGAAGTCGCGGAGTACCTCGGCATAACAATCAACAACCTACGACAGATTCAGCACCGAAAAACGCTGGAGTGGAAGCGCAGGGAGTGGCGTAATGTGTATTACGACCGAGCGGAAGTAGAGGCGTACAAACGCAAGCGCGAGGAGCGTAAGCAACGCTAATGTACCCACATGGCAATAGTCATCACGGAAGAGGCCAGCGTCACCGACATTGACGAGGCAATGCGTCACATACAAAACATGTTGGCGGAACCCGGCATTGAAAAAAACCGACGCAACATTCTGTTAAGCAGCTTGGACGACCTTCTCGACGCGCGTCTTGAAATTACGCAAACGCAGGAATTCTTGCTAGAGTTGGAGCAGGAGGCGGACAATGGAAATCAAGGAAGTAGCACTAATAACATTAAAGCCTTACCCGAACAATCCGCGTAAAGGCGACATCAATCTAATTGCGAAAAGCCTAGAGACATACGGCCAGTACAAACCGATTACAATTAACAAACGAACAAACGAAATCCTCGCAGGTAATCACACAGCGCAAGCAGCACGCAAACTCGGTTGGACAACAATCAAGGCGGTCTACATTGACGCAGATGAGAACACAGCAGCAAAGATTGTGTTGATGGACAACAAGACCAGCGACGCAGGAGGATACGACGACGCAACGCTCCTCGGCCTTCTAGACAGGCTAGGCGACCTCGACGCGACCGGATACACAGACAAAGACCTAAAAGAGCTTCAAAGCCTGTACGACACACCTACGCCGGAACTACGCAATACGGTAATGGGCAAGTCATTAAAGGATTGGCAAGAGACGCTCAACCAGCGCACATCAAGAATTATCATGTTTGACATGAACAAACCGACATACATGTGGGTAGCAGAAAAACTAGAACAGTTCCGAGAGGAAAACGATTTACCAAGCAGCACAAATGCACTCATACGCTTAATAGAAAAGATTTCAGGGGAAGGCGCACCGGAATGAACGCAGTCAAAGTCGCACTCAACGAATTGCACCCGTATCCAAACAATCCGCGCAGAGGCAATGTAAAACTAATCGCGGAGTCATTGAGCGAGTACGGGCAGTACAAGCCAATCACAGTAAACAAAACGACTAACGAAATCCTTGTAGGCAATCACACATACGCGGCAGCAAAAGAATTAGGCTGGACAGAGATTGAAGTGAACTACATAGAGGTAGACGCAGAGACCGCAGCAAAGATTGTCCTAATAGACAACAGAGCAACTGACCTCAGCCAATACGACAATAACGCGTTACTAGAATTACTAGAGCGACTCAACGACCTAGAACATACGGGATACGGCGAAGACGAATTCGACGATGTGTTGGCGCGCATAGAAGAAGAAAAGACACCGAGCGTCATTGACGGATTAGCAAAGACCGGGCAAGCAGAGATTGCTTCGCAGATTGAAGGGTTGGCAGACAGATACAAAGCGGTAGACACAAAGGTCTTCATGGTGGAATTGGAAAACGCGCTGTACATTTGGACGATTGAGCAACTAGGCAAGTACCGAGCAAAGACCGGAGCAATGAGCAACTCAGACGCGCTGGTAAAGTTGCTAGAAGAAAACTACAACGAAAAGGCACCTCAATGACACACAATGAATTGCGTGACTACATAGATAAGTTCGACGCTGCTGGCATGGTGGATTTCCCAGCAATCAAAGCGATTCGCGCAGTAGTGGAATTACATAAACCTGAAAATGCAACATTACAAAGTTGGTTTAAGTTATTAAATAACAAAGCGGTAATTGGTTGCAAATTGTGTAATGACTTTTACCCCTGCCCAACCATTCAGGCTATTGAAAAGGAACTAACATGAAACTATCTGAGTTACCAGTAATCCGAGTATCCCGCGTAATGAGCGTAGAACAGGCGACAGAGCTTGTGGGAACAACTGTGCCTGACTTAGAAGCGAATTGCCGAGAAGCAGCATTGTTCATAGACGCAGAGACCGAAGAACCAATCCTCGCGTACATGCCTATGGAAGACGAAGTCAATCTGTTGCGAGCGTCTGTAAAGGCAATCCGTTACGGAACAACAAAGAGAGCAAGCACCGGAATGGAAAACCAATCCCGGACATTCGGCATGGCTCCACGCAAGGTATTCCAACGCAGAGAGAGTTGCAGACCGACAACATTGGCAAACGAGCAACCGGAAGAGCATGCAGTCCTTGTAGCGTTCGCCACAAAGTTCGGCGAAATGTTCAAAGAATTTGCACCGCACCTCTTCGCGCAAGACGCGGAAGTTCTAGCGAGCAGCGGCATAGATGACGAGTGGAAGATGACAGACGACGCATTGTGGACAAGCGGAGTAGTAAACAAGGCCTCAACGCTTCCATACCACCGAGACGGATTTAATTTCGCAACGTGGAGCGCAATGCCGGTAGTAAGACGCGACATGAGAGGCGGATACCTCAACTTCCCGGAGTACGACCTAACCTGTGCTTGCCGAGATGGGTGGGTTCTCTTCTTCCCGGGATACAAGTACCTTCACGGAGTAACACCAATGCACGCAACAGCGAAAGACGCATACCGCTACTCAATCGTGTATTACGCGCTCAAAGGCATGAAAGATTGCTTCACTTACGCAGTAGAGACAGCAAAAGGCGCAGAAAAGCGCACGCAGCGAGAAGAAAAGATGGCAAACGACCTTAAAAACCCGGCAGAGGAATAAGACAAGGGGAAGGCATTGGACACGATTTACCTTATCGGAGCGCCGGGAAGCGGCAAAACAACTCTGACAAAAGAGCTTCAAAAGGACTGGGCGAAGGTAAACATGTATGACAGACCCTTTAAGTACCAAGAGTACGAATCACCCAATCTAGGGAAGGTTCTTTCTCTCGGGTGGGACAGATTGCATTTCAGCGGAACAGATACCCTCGGTAATACCGTAATACGACAGATGCCGGAGTTCTACGAGTACGCGCAGCAAGAAGGCGCAACGATTTACGGAGAAGGCGACAAACTCGCAAGCATTACATTCTTCGAGTTAGCGAAGCGGTACGGAACCCTTCACCTGTTTTACATGAACACAGACGCAGATGTCGCAGCTTCCCGGAGAGAAGAGAGAAGCAAAGAGACAGGGAAGACTCAAAACCCATCATGGGCAAAGGGAAGAGCAACGAAGCATTACAACCTAGCCATGAACTACAGAGCAATCATGCTGCCCGGAGGAAGACCGGTTAGCGAGATTACTCAAATTATGACAGACTGTTTATCCTACGGAAAAGGAAACGCATGAGCAGGAAAAAAACGCCTCCTCCGGCGGTGCTAGATAAAGAATTACAGATTATCGAGTTACGCAGAGCAGGAGTAACTTGGGAGAAGATTGCACGCGAAGTCGGGTTCAAGAATGCAAGCGGGGCATACAAGATGTACCAGCGCGCAGCGGAGCGCATGATACGACCAAGCCTAGACGAGTACCGGGAGACAGTTCTAGACAGATTTGAGCGCATGCACTTAGCGGTGTGGCCGAGAGCAAAAGAAGGCGACCTACGAGCGATTGACACAGCGTTACGGATAGCGGAGAAGGAAATCAAACTACTGGGGCTAGACGCTCCAACGAAGATTACAGCGGAGGTAACAGTCTATGAGGGTCAGCAACTCATTGAACACACAGCCCGAATTATTGAACTCATTAGACAATCTCGCGGCGCGCAGGGCAACATGGGCAGCAGTCCTAGCGAGAGAAGAGCAATTACCGACTGAGGAAGACTGGGCAATCTGGCTGTATCTGGCAGGACGCGGAGCAGGAAAGACACGCACCGCAGCAGAGTGGATTGTGTGGCAGGCGCTCACAAAGAATTGGACACGCTGGGCAGTAATCGCACCGACATTTGGCGACGTCCGAGACACCTGCGCAGAGGGAGAGTCAGGCATTATCCCTATCCTCCACCAATACGGCGCATTGGATTACTACAACCGCTCAACCGGCGACATCAAACTTACCAACGGCAGCAGGATTAAACTCTTCTCGGCAGCGGAGCCTGACCGATTACGCGGTCCGCAACATCACGGAGCATGGTGTGACGAGTTAGCAGCTTGGGATTACCCGGACACATTCGACCAGTTACAGTTCGGCCTACGCCTCGGAGACCACCCGCAGACAATCATTACGACGACACCAAGACCGACCTCGCTCATCAGACAGTTAGTAGCGAGAGAAGACGGAAGCGTCAAGGTAGTAAGAGGCTCAACCTTCGATAACGCAGCGAACCTAGCACCGAGCGCACTCGTAGAATTACAGGCACGATACAACGGAACAAGGCTCGGCCGGCAGGAACTCTACGGAGAAATCCTCGACGATGTAGAAGGCGCATTGTGGACGAAGGGGGTAATCGACCGCAACAGAGTAGAGACCGCACCTCCGTTAGCCCGGATAGCAGTCAGCATTGACCCGGCAGTAACTAACACGAAAGACAGCGACGAAACCGGAATACTCGTAGTCGGAAGCGACGCAGCAGGCAACGGGTACGTCTTAGCAGATTACTCATTCAAGGGCAGCCCTAACGATTGGGCGCAAAAGGCGGTACAAGTCTTCCGTGAACACAAAGCAGACTCAATCCTTGTGGAAGTCAATCAGGGAGGCGACATGGTGACAGCAGTTCTACGGCAAGTGGACATGAGTTTACCGATTCAGGAAGTTCGGGTACACATTGGAAAGAAGCTTCGCGCAGAACCGGTAGCAGCGATGTACGAGCAAGGCCGAATAAAGCATGTAGGAAGTTTTGACAAACTAGAAGAGCAGATGACGACATGGACACCGGACAGCAGCGACAGTCCGGACAGATTAGACGCGATGGTGCAAGGGTTTAGCAGCTTGATTGGAACGAGCAGCGCAGCAACATACTTCAACGCAATAGCAAACTTCTGTACGAAGTGCGCGCTACCAATGCCGAAAAGCGCGAGTCGCTGTTTCAAGTGTGGTACTGCTATCATTACGCGAGCCTGATTTACAAGGGGCATTAACTAGGGAGATACCATGGGTCTACGCGACCGTATCGCAAAAGCAATAGCCGGCACAGACATTGAGAAGGCTCCAAACCTTCCAGCAGGCGCAGTCACAATGAACGAACAGCAAATGCGAAACGCAGTACCCGGCGCAATCGGCCAAAACTACGGAACAGTAAACGCACTCCCACGCAATCCATTACTAGCGGGCATACCTTTCGGTCCGGGTATTCCAATCACACCGGGCGCAATCAATCCGGTAAATCCAGCAACAGGAAGACCGGAACCTCGACGCTACGAATACCAAGTAGCACAGAACATCAACATTACAGAGACGCGTCTAGTACCTTTCAAGACACTACGCGCAGCAGCAGACCAGATTGACATTCTTCGCCGATGCGTAGAAGTAATCAAGGGAAAGACAGTCGGCCTAGATTGGGACATTGTCCTCGGTACAGACGCAAGCGAAAAGATAGTTGCGCAAAGCGGAGGAGACCATGTACGCGCAATGATGAAGGCGCGCGAAGATTTGAACGACGAAATAAACCGCGTGCGTACTTTCTGGGAAAACCCGGACAAGGCAAACGGATTGACATTCACAGATTGGTTGAACATCGCGCTAGAGGAAATCCTCGTAATTGACGCGCTCGCCATTTGGCCACAAAAGACAGTAGGCGGAGACCTTTACGGATTGCAGATTCTCGACGGAGCAACGATTAAACCGATGCTAGACGACAGAGGAATGCGACCAATGCCACCGCAAGCGGCATACCAGCAAATCTTGTACGGATTTCCACGCGCAGAGTTCAGCGCAAACAATGACGACCCGAAAGCAGACGGCGAGTTCACTAGCGACGACCTTGCATACCTAGTGCGCAACCGCAGAACAACAAGCGTGTACGGATACAGCCCGGTTGAGCGAGCGCTACCACTAGCAGACATCTACCTACGCAGACAACAATGGATTCGCGCGGAGTACACAGACGGCGTAATGCCTGAACTGATGTTCGGAACAGACGCAACATGGGGAACGAATCCTGACCTTCTAAGAGCTTGGGAAAACATTCTCAACGACGATTTAGCAGGACAGACAGAGCAGCGCAAGCGCGCACGACTATTGCCAACAGGGCTAACACCAATCAGCAACGATTCATACGGCGAAAAGTTCAAGGACACGCTCGACGAATTCCTTATCGCTTCTATCTGCGGTCACTTCGGAGTACAACCGACAGAGATTGGGTACAACCCTAAAGGCGGATTAGGCGGAGCAGGATTTGAAGAAGGCAAGGCCAGCAACGCAGACGCACTCGGAGTGCAACCGCTGATAAATTGGCTGAACAAGGTAATGACAAACCTTTCATACGCTTATCTAGGCATGCCACGCGAACTAGAGTTCCGCCTAATGCCAAGCAAGCGTCAAGACGACGAAGCGAGCGCACGCAAGGCGCAGATAGAAGTAACAAGCGCAGGCAAAACAGTAAACGAGCGCCGCAGCGACCTCGGACTACCGCTACTAGATACACCGCAAGCAGACATGCCAATCCTAGTAAGCGGCAGCGGCGTGTACCTATTCTCACCCGAAGGAATAATCAACGCAGCAACGACAGAGAGCGCTGCGCAGCTTGACCAAGATGGAGCAGAGATTCCCGAGGAAAGCGAAGTAATCCCGGAGGAAGAAGTACCACCGGTAGCAGCGCCGGAGGAAGTAGCAGCCGAAGTAAAAGCGTTCATGAAGTGGGCAGCAAAGGGAACCCGCAAACGAGAGTTCGACTTCAAGATGATTGACCCGATTGTCGGCGAAGCACTTAACCGTTGCGCAGTAGAAGGCGACCTCGATACGGCAAGGTCATTGGCGAAGGCCTACCTAGCATGAATTGGGGCGCACACAAAGCAGATGTGCGCATAGCGGCGAAAAACTCGGTAACAATGCGCGCAGCACTACGGGCAAGCATCAATCCGCAGTCAATCTACGAGGCGTACCAAGACACGCAACCGTATGTAACGGATAACAACGCGCAAGACCGCGCACGCGCGCGAGCATGGGCGATGCTGCATGTAAAGATTGACCCGGAACCAATCGAAGCAGCGCTCATAAAGATTTACGCAGACGGATTCCTCCTCGGATTAGATTCCAGCGAAGAAGCGTTCAACAGAGCGGAAAAGGAATTCAACAAAGCCGCGCTCACAAAGGCAGACGAATACATAGACTGGGCAAACTGGAAGCCGGGTAACCGCGCAGCTTCATTGTTGTTCAGACCGACAGGAGCGTTCAAGCAGATACTCGATAACGCGGGAATTGTAAGCAAGACAATAGCGAAAGCCGGATACGACAGAATCGGAACAGCGCTGTCGGACTCAATAGCGGCAGGCTTCTCACCGGGCAGAGCAGCAAAGGTCATAGCGGCGAAGATAGGCGACCCGGCGCGAGCGCTAACTATCGCAATCACGGAACAAAACCGCGCAATAAGCATGGCGACAATACAGAATTACCAGCGGTTCGGGCTAGAAAAGATGGAGTGGAGCGGCGCAATGCCATGTGACATTTGCGCACCGAACGAAGGACAAGTTGTACCAGTCGGCGGAACATTCAGGAGCGGAAACACGCAACCGCCGGTACACCCGAACTGCCGCTGCGCATTACTGCCATACCTAGATGACAGCTTCTACGCGGAACCGACCGGAGGCATGAACCTACTACCAGCAGAGGGAACAGCAGTACCAACAGCGCCGGCAAAAGACAGATACCTAACAGGCAAAGATTTGAAGGCTCTAGGAAAAGAGCAGGCAATCGACATAGGCGAACTGTCAAAGGAAGATTCCGTAGCCCTGCACTATTACAAGGGCATTAACTACATGAACATAAACGGATACCTGCGTCAAGGCGAAGGCTTCTTCAAACTAGGACAAGACCCTATTGAAAATGCACGCATTACAGGGATTTGGAACGAAAGAATTCAACGAATACAAAACACAATCCAAGCAACGCAGCCAATCACGGAAGAGTTTGTCACCTTACGCGGTCTTTCAGGAAAGTTTGCAGATGAAGTGTGGGAGTCAGCGCCGGGCAGCGTGTTCCAAGATAAAGGGTTCGTCTCGACGACTACCAGTAAGGCGACAGCAAAAGAGTTCGGAGGCAAGACACAATTAGTAGTTATCAACCCGGTCGGCACAAAGGGGTTGGCGATTGAAGAAGTTATCGACGTAGAAAAGGCGTTAAAAGAATACGAGTGGCTTCTACCCGCCGGCACAAAATTCGAGATAGTATCCAAACAAGAAATAGAAATAGACGACAGATTTATACGACAGATTAAAGTGAGGGTGGTTAAATGAGTAAAGACAGATTCGTAGACGACGGCAAGGGCATAGTC